CTCCTGGGGTTTTAATACCAAGTTGTTTTAATGTTCGATCAGTTTTAACACCGAATTGCTCTTCGAAGAGTTCTTTTAAAAATCCTGATTTTATTTCTTTTCGAGCTGCTTTTTCTGCCAGTCGGGTAGTTCTACCAATACCGGTTCCTCTGCGAATTAAAGCTTCAGTTCCAACACCGGTAGTCATGCCTGTCAAAAGATTAATTGGAAGTTTTACTGCTCCAGGGACACCGGCTTCTGTCATAGCCTTATCAATGTAATCCTGCGCTGTACCAACTACAGGTTCTGCGGCTAGAGCCATTGCTCCTGCTCGTATTGCCGCTTTGGTTGTTTTACCAATAACGGCCCCAGCACCGAACCCACCAGCTCCAGCCATAATAGGATCAACCCACGGCTCCTCCGTTGAACCCTTAATGATATCTTCAAGGACTTCCGGGGAGACTTCTGCAATCCTTGCTTGACGTTCTTCAGGGGAGAGTTCCCAAAATTCCGGGGTTTTGACTTGATCAGTTACTGAAGGGGTTGGGATTTCCTGTTCAATAGGAATCAGCTTGGATGATAATTTGACTTTCGGTTCAGTTGGTTGAGGTTCCTCAACAGGAACAAGCCTACCCCTTTTTATTTCAATTTCTTCTTCTCCTGTGGGGATAAGCTTTGCCATGAATCTCCTTAATCAATATCGTAAAAAAACTGCTTGCCGTCTGGCGAAATTACCTTAAACATTTCTCGTCTTTCATCCCATTCGCCAAGGGTGAAGTCGTCCATTTCAGAATCTTTGTTGAATTCGTACTCTGCAAGACCCTGATGTAGACCTTGAGTTTTTGCTAAGTCTGGGTCACGTTCATATAGAATATTCAAATCTTTCTGTAATTCTACCTCAAGGTCTTTAATAGCCTGTTTACGTCCTTCTTCTCCCAATGCTTCAGTCAGTATATTTTCCCCTGTTCTGATTCCTGCGATTCTACTTACAGTCCCACGAATATTATCTATCATATTCTCTGACGATAATTCTTTTGGGTCTTTGCGACCGGCAGGTTCAGGTTTGACAACCTTAACAGGATTTCTCCATTTGGGTTCGTTTTGGGCGTCAAGACCAACGAATGTACCCTCATATTCTTCGCCATCATCACCGATAAATCTCTGTTTGCTGCCGATTTTATAAGGAGGTGTAACTTCTTCACCGAAATCCCTAGCAAACGGAGACAATTCTTCAAAAGCTCCCCTTGCTGCACCAGCACCAACACCCTCTTCAGCGGCAAACGAAAGAATATCCTGTCCAAGCTCAGCTTGTGTTGGTGGTAATCCAGTATCAATCTGTCCGGGAATTTGTGATGGTAACGCAAGAGATGTTGCTTCCCTAAGAAACTGTTCTTCACCGAGACCACCACGTTGAGTTCTGGCAAATTCGAGAATATCAGCAGCCATAGTAGGATCTTGAATCTCACCTGAAAGCCGTCTGACAGCAGCGTTTATCTCATCTCTACTGCCAGCTTGATCGATTGCCGTAAGTATTTCAACGGCAGACTTACCTCTACGCTGTTCGCGTCGTGCTTTCTTTTGTTCAAGAAATTGGGCTATTAATGCTCGTCCACTTCCCATAATTATCTCCGTGGTAAACGCCGGGGATTAAACCGTAGTCCGAATCGATCAAGGAAACCCGGAGGGGGAGCAAATGACGCTCTTCCCTGTCCACGAAATGTCCCTAGTTGATCGTATGGAGTACGCTGAAGAGCATCTTGCACTCTTGTTTCTTCCAAGGTAGCATTGTCTTCTTCGGCAACATCAGCGGAAGTATCTCTTGCAGCAGTTCTTGATCCTCCGCTCTTAGTTTTTTCATTAATCTTTGACCGAAGAATACTTCTGAAAATATCTCCAAAACCCGGCATATTATTCTCCTTTAAAAACCTGCCCGCTGTTCGAATACGTTAGTAGCTCCAACTTGTCCACCAGTTGCACCATAAAGTTCTTGTAGATATCTCAATGGAGCCCATCTGGATTCATATTCTCTTGCGGCTTGCTCTGCCTGAAACACATTTCGAGCCGCAATATCTTCCGCCTCAAGCCCGAATCGTGCAGTAGTTGCTTCTGCTCCAGCAGCAGCAAATTGAGGAAGGAATCTTTCTGTTACTTCCTGTTGAGCCTCTTCTGCAAGCCCAGACGTATATAGACCACGTTCCGTGATACTTTGCTCTGCACGTTCACGCTCAAGTTCTTGAATTCTTTCAAGTGGGGCGAATCGGCTAGTTCGAATGGCTTCTTCAAGACGACCAAAATCACCACCTTCGAAGGAAGCGAATTCTGGGGCAACATATTGAGGGGCGTTGAATAGTTGTGAGGCTTGATAAGGATCAGCTACCCCAAGCCCTTCGCCGGGTCTTACCGGATCACCAAAAAGAGCTTTTTCTGTGCCTCCCGCAAGATATGTCGCTCCCCCACCTCCCCTAAACCCTGGATCACTAATATCGGTAAAACCGCCACCAGCGGCTGTAGTATAACCTCCCCCAGCACCCGCTATAGGTGTCGTTTGTCCAGAAAGAGCGGACCCAATCAGGGCAAGCTGAGAATTAAAAATAGCTGCTCTTTCTGATGCGCTGAGTGGTCTGTCTTGGGTTTTTTCTTTGCTATGTCCACCTTCCATGTTATGACTCCCTACACTTACATACGCGGTTGTTTCTTTTATGTTGATGCCAGTAACATCCGCGAATCCTGTGCTCTTCTTTTTGTCGTAACCTCCGAATCATTTTCCTTGCGTCTCCAACTTCCCCTCTGCTGCCAACTTCTGATACATACATATAGTCCCCAGATACTGCATTGGTTGGCATTATTCTATGATCCGACATGACAGGCAAAAATTCTTCCAGAGACTCCTTATCAAGCATCCAATAACTTATAAAATATCTAATCCCTTTTTCATCTTCTTCCATAATGAATTGTCCTGCTGCCAATGACATTAACACACTTCTCTGTAAATAATCAAGAGAGATATCTGGATACGGGCCACCGGTACTGATTAGAAAGGCAATGATTCTCTCTGTAAGATTGTCTGCTTGTTCGAAAGTCATGGCTCCTCGTATAATAGGTCACCGTCAAGCTTGTGTGGTGTGCCATTTCTATCTACGCGATAATGTAGATTTAAAAAAGAAGCAAATGCATCTCCAGTATATGTATCATTTGCATGGGTCGCATCCCTAAATAATCGCGCTTTTATTAATGTTCCAGCCTGAACGGTGTCACCTGGGATAGCTTCAGATTCTGGGCATTCAATAATCTGATGATAAGGATAAACTTCTGCCGCCGCCTGTTCAAGGTAGAATGTTCTTGTCATTGTAAAACCAGACATCATATTAGCGAGGATTAGCTCAATACCCCATCTAACAATGCCTGCTGTTGCGTCAGCGGGAAGCCAATGCACATGAATAAAAACAGGTTTTTGTGGATTCATGTTGTGATGTAAATGAAAATCAACCCAACATTGATTCATTTTTGATGTTGGCTCAAAAGCGTATCCAAAATGATTGCCGTTGAATGCTTTCCAAGTAGGATCATTTGCTCCTGTGCCCTTAACAATGATCGGGCCAAGTTCGTCCTCCCATCCTTCCTTGACATAATAAACAATATCATCAATCTGACGATCAAGAAGGTTTTCGATAAATTTTCCGAGCTTAAATAAACCCATTAATCGTCATCCTCGGAAAGAACCCAACGAGTTGCCATTATACCCATAAGCTGTGAAAACCATCCAGGCTGTTCCGGGTGGCCTCGGTCGTCTGAAGTGACTTTTGATCCATCTGATTCTTCGACAATAAGAAGAGCCCCATGTTTATTGACAACCTGATATTCACCATGAGGACCAGATAGGGACGCTTCATATGAATTCATACGTTCGGTCCAGGCGCAACTGAAAAGAAAAAACGTAATTGTCAATAAAATCAATGTTTTCATTTTAACCCCGTCGCCATGTCAGCAAAAGCCTCTGCATCATCCAGAGCTTCTTTTATAAGATCGTCGAAGAAGGTATCGTTGATTGGTGTTTTTATTTCAGTGTCAGGTCTTACTTCTTCACAAACAGTTGAACACCCAACAACAAAGACCAATACAAAGATCAGGATAAACATCCTCATTATTTTTTCCTTTTTGGTGAAATGACGATTTTCTTCATATTTTTCGGATCAGCCGCCGACGCCGCGAGACGAGCAACAGCACGATACCATACATATGCTCTCAGTTTCAACATACCGTCCTCAAGACAGAGACTGTACAGCAGTTTATCTGCATAACCCCTGGATTTTTTATCGAGAGCTTGCCATCTGATCAACTGGTATAGAGCGTCATGAACCAGTGAAGCCCTCATTGACGAATCAGAATCAATCGTTGGGCCGCTAGCACCGTCCCAGGAATATCCGCTACGGATTCTTAACAAGCCATCACGAAGTAGTGTGATATATTCTGTAACAATATCCTTGTCAGGGAAAAGTTCTGTGTAGAATTCGAATGTTTCTGCCAATTGATATTTATAACCTTTACGGTATTTTATTTGTTTCATAATGGCTCCATAAGATTAATAAGTCCACGAAATACTAATAATTTCTATATTTCCGTTGTTCGTGCTTCTGTTTAACGCAATAGCTGAAGTAGTATCGGAAAAGGCTGGACCAGTAAACGTATATGTTAATTCTTGGAATTGCTCATCAAGAGCCAATCCCGTAGACCCAGAAGAGCCGCTGGAAGATGTAAACAATGAAGACAGGGTATCTCCTGATGACGAATCTGTCCTAGCAATAATCGATACCGTAATTGTTGCACTATTATAAAAATATCTATTTTCATCCTCGTTCGGCATAATTTTAACGAGTTGCCCACCTATCAACGTAGTTGGCATTATTAAACTTTTACCTTTTATTCTGGCTGTCGTTGTAAAGTTATAAGGAAGAAACGCCGCTGTGTTTTGTGCATTAACCGTGAATCCTCCCAGTGTACGTTCGACGTTTCCAGAAGATTTGTATCCATCCCATTCATCTCCCCACGATGATCCAGAAATCTCCATATACGTATTATTGTAACCATCGAAGTTCATTTGCACATCGTTGTTAGTTGTCTCAAAAACACTAGTACCTAAATTAAATGTTGCTGGATTTTTATCAGTAACAATGATTGTTCTTGCCTCACTTGGATCAATCCTATGGACATACTGAACGAGGTGTTGTCCATCAATCCTGTTATTTCGAATATCAATAGTAAAGGCATTATCTTGAACATTAGAACCGAAGGTCGGAGTGTCTGTCAATGATACATCAACAATTATCCCTGACCCACTAGCACCCTGCTGTTCAAAATAATTATCATGTATCTGTACATGACGGCTTGAGGTTCTAATAAATGAAGCATCAGTATTAGTGCCTAACACCATATCGTTACCAAATATATTATTCTGAGAACCAAAAGTTTGACCAGATACATCTAGTATTCCAACAGATTGAAATGATTGAAGTCGATTATTTGATATTTCATTTATATCGCATCCATTTAAAACTATATCTCTATCAAATGTCCCAATAAAATTACAATCCGTTATTTTCGTATCAAACATTTTTGATGCAGTAAACGCGTCTCCTGTGTTGGTAGTTACGTTTTTAAAATCAATCCGTTGAAAATAGCCTTGAATAAATGGCGAATCTCCTGATCCATTAGCCAAAAATGTCGCTGTGTCGTTGATTTGAATACAATAATCTGCCATTAAAGTAACGTCTGTTAAGAAAAAACCGTATCGTCCTCCAGCTCCAGCAGGTTGCCATTTAATCAGAGTTTTCCCTGCATCAGTTCTAATAACTACATCTTTTTTACTTGTACCATATATGAATTTACCGTCAGGGGGATTAAGGGTATCTGAAACATAATAATCCCCATTAGGAAAAAGAAGACTGTCGTTGCCGGTATAATCAAGAGCGGCCTGAATACTCAATAGATCATCAGTCACATCGTCTCCAACAGCTCCCCATTCCTTGACATTTTCAAGGGGATAGGATAAGAGCCATGCGGCAGAGCCATCTCCACCAGACGGAACAATAATCGACCCTCCATCGTCAGTATAAGTACCAGGAGCAGCACCCGTAACCTTATAGCGTAAAGAACCGCCTCCACCATCGCCCCTAGTATAATAACCAAGAACAATCATATTGTCCACGGAAGATGTAATATCAACATCTCGAAGATCGGCAATATTATAAACAGATGAATCTACAATAGAATCCCAGAAAGGAATCTTCCCCACTTGTCTTAAAAGTGTTGCACCAATCATAGCTGGATTAACAGATCCATCGTCAGATAATGGACGTATGATTGATATGTTTACCTCAGAGATAGGATCAGTAAGAACTGCGTCTGAAATAGTGATAAGAGTATTATCGTTAGTGCTATTGTAAACAGCGGTAGAAACATCGCTATAGACCGTTGATCCAGATAATATAGCTTCAACACGACGATCCTCAAGAAAAACATCTGTCTGGTCGTCATCCAGAAAAAATTTTGACGTAGTATTATAAGTTGCTGTTGCTGTTGAAATATATTCATTACCACCAGAAATAGTAACGTCTTTATGAGTACCGTCTTGGTTATGTTGAACATTCATCCTTGTTGTAGGGCTTGAAGTAGAACCTTCTAGAGAATTCAGCTCAATGATATTGTCGTTTACTGCACCATAAACAATATCAAAATTTTGGTTTACCTCTGTTGCGTCCGCAACAGTACCGTTACTGAAAGCATATGGTTTAACAATTGGTGCCACTGCTGAAAGTGAATAGAGTGGAAATAAAAACATAAATAGAATTAGAGTTAAAAATAACTTCTTAATCATGGCATATCTCCTACTATTCTGTATCTAGTTGTAAAGCCAAAAAATTTTATTCTGACTGTTGTTATGATTTCAAAACCTATTCTTTTTCCTCTTGCTAAATCAAGAAAAAATAAATCGCTTATTCTTGCAGAATCCCCCCAATTTGCATTTCCCCATTCATCAACACCCCATGTTAATTCCCTATTATCATATGACCTTGAAAACATTTCACCTTTCACAAAATCAACATCCCATTTATAGTAAATCCTAAACAACGGTGATACGCCAACAGGCTCAAGAGTAGGTCTAAATATCCTCCAGATTTTATCAAAAGATGTCCCATTGTCTCGATAAGGAAACGTTATCCTAGTAGTAATAGGACTGCCATCATCGTCATCTCCAATATTCCCATAAACAAAACCATCTGAAGCATCTCCAAAAAGGAGTGTGCCAGGATCGTCTTTATCATTTGCTTCTTCAAAACAAGCTGCATTTATTTTTTTCCATGTCGTTATTGCTCCATTATAATCCCCATGGATAACGAGTGTATTTAATTCTGTATCGCCAAGCCACAGAACAGCTCTTCGTTCTCCTGTATGAGCAATCATAAATGTTGATTGTTTCTGTGCGATGCTCATTTGATCAAAGAGGGGGGTATGTGTCTCAGATAGAGGAGAAATGCTATTCAATGAAAATGAATACAAATTATCATTGCCAAGAAATACACCTTCGTCGATTATAGCATCGGTCGATATTGCCCCAGTATTAGCCAACGGTGCGAGAGGTATTCTGAAATTATCCTTATTGGTCCCAAATAGAGGCCAAACTGTTTTCTGTTTAAATATCATCAGACCTTCAGCTTGCGCGGACAGGCCGATAATCCTATCACCATCACCATCTCTAACTTTGATGACATTGAGAGCAGGCCATGAATCATAGTCTTCACGATCACTAAAGCGAAGGAAACTTGGATTATCTTCATCTACTGCCCATGCACGACTTGCATAAATTGCCAATATTTTCGACTTAGGTGGGGAGCCAAGTAAGTCGGTCGTTGTTGTTCCGTCGAACCTGAACAAATTGTCAACACCATTTCCGAGAATCAATTGGTCTTTCCAGACTACCTTGCGGAGTTTTGCTGAGTCAACAGTTCTGACAGAAGCGTCGAAGGTTGCGAACGGTGTCGATCCATCCCATGACTTTGGACGCAATTCGGTCCCATGTTGAGCTACAAGATATTTTGATCCATCTTCTTTACTATAGCGGTGTAGAGAAATAATACTACCAGAGCCAAGAGAGGTTGTGTTTACTTTAGTTTTACCGAGTCTTGTCTGAAAAGGAACTTCTGGGGAAAGAACACAATTATATGCACGAATAACTTGATTGTCGGCTATAAATTCAGGAGCTGTTTTTAGGTTTTCACCACCAGAAAAATCGGTATCAGATGTTGGTCTCCAATCGTCCTCGTCCAGTTGCATACTTGGAACAACGATTGGTTTTTTCCTTCTCATCGTTTATCCCTCAAGTATCCTTGGGTTGAATTTCTAGGGGTTGGGTTTTGAGTGTTTTCCCACTTCTTGATACGCGAAACTTCTTCGGCATCAAGTTGGACCGATACGATCAATCGATCATCAACGTCAAATTCGTAGTAAGCGGAAAGGAGAGTTCTTTCGAATAAGGGAAGGAAATATTCTGGCCAAACAGTATCATCGGTATTATCTGCCACAATAGGCACAAGACGATAATAAGCAAGTTCGTTGAGAATACCTAGAGCACCATACCTGAAATAGATTTTAGTAGAATCCTCAAAAAAACCAATAGCCTTACGATCATCAGTAGAGGTTGTATCTTCTTCAAGATCGAATCTTTCCTGGACGCTGAGACGGTCGTTTTTCTGGAGAACAAATCCTGACTGAGTGTCTGACGAGAATTGCTGTGCAAAACGGAATTTCCCGTAGGTAGCTGCTGTTTTTGTAATAGTGTTATCAGTTATTGTAATACTGGTCTCAGATAATTCAAGAGCAAGCCAGTCACGCTCTAGGAACGCCTGCTGAAAAGCGGTATTCAGCCAGGACAACATTCTCACCCTAAGAGTAACACTGTTATCCTGGGTATGCGTCATTGCTGAATCAATAATTTGTTTTCCGTTTAACATGACACCTTCCTAGAAAAGTTTGATATCTCCAGCATCTTCGTTCTTGGCTTTGGTAGATTTTTCAGTGTTAGTATTGGAAGATTTTTCGGTTTTGACCGGTTCTTTGACAGGCTCTTTGGCCTCTCTAAGCAATCTCCTCGCTTCGAGTTTTGCACGAGTAACGATATCCTTGGCCCTCTTCCTGACATCCAGATCGTCAGGAGACAAATCGACCAGTTTTATACCTTCACGACGGGCCTTAGTGAGTAGATCTTTTCCGATACGCTTGGCCTCGGTTATTCGGGAGCTGGCCCTTTTAGCCAGCTCCCGTTTTGCCGCATCTCTACTCCATGATAAACAGAGAGCCATAATTACACACCATACTGAACGTAGGTGATCTTGTACAGCTCGTCAGCGGTCGGGGTAATCCCGGCAGCAGTCGGGTTCGTGAAAATAATGGAAACAGTATCGGCGGCTTTGATACGAAAACCTGCGATACCGAGACCGGCCTGATGGGTCGGTTTTTCGACAGCCAAAAGCATATCGGTCGTCAAGAGACCAGTAACAGTGAGGTCACGTTCAACAGTAGTGATAGTCGCAACTTCCGCCTGTGTACCAACATCAACCAGAATTTCGCGAATAGAGGTTTGATTTCCAGCGTCTCTTTTATCTCCAGCAGCCACAATGGGCCTCCTTTCAAAACGTTTTAGCGGGGGTGATGACTATCACCACCCCCGGCAGAATTTAGTTAACTACCAGTTCGACCACACCGAGGAATTTATTATCGGCAGCAACCTTACTCCAATTACCAGCGGTGTAAAGTGCGGCATTGGTCGGGTTGGTGTCGGTGACGTTCCACTTAACCAACTTGCAATGCGGAACGAAGTGCATGTTGGTAGAGACGACATCCTGGAGGGCCAGAATATCGCGATCCGTCTCGGTCATGATATCACGCTGCATACCATAATACATTGCACCTTTTTTCATCAGGTAACAACTATAGAGCGGATACGTCGGAGTGCCAGAATTCACATACACGTTATCACTAACGATAATATCCAGACCCATGTACTGACCAGGAACCTTACCGTTGGTCTTATCAACCATCATGGTGGACTGGTTCATGGTAACAGTGCCAGGATCGTGCCGCTCAGGATAAACAATCAGTTTTTCCTTGAGCATATCACCGTAAACCTTCGCATGAACAACGATAGCGGAAAGTTGACCCACGGCATCGCCAAGAGAAAGAATGGCGGCGTCGATAACGTTAGTGCTTGCGATAGTCACCTTCGTACTCGAAATAACACCAACTTGCAGGCGGTGAGTATCTTTCAGCGTACCGGCAGAAGCATCGAAAATGCCGCGCAGGACTGAGATGATATGGTCGTTGGATTTCTTGCCCCACCATTTTGCAATGAGACGAGAAATTTCCTTCATCGGGTCATCCCCGGAAAGGATGTGTGCCAAGTCACGGCTTGCCCATGCGTGTCCACGGTGACAGACAACACCGATGTCTTTCCCAGTTGTGATTTTACTTGGAACCATCGATTCATCGTCGGTCAGAACTTCATCGTCATCATCGAAGTCCACGTAGAACGGGATTTCTGCGAAATGGCCACCTTCACGGATATCTTTGTTGCCATAGTCCCTTGAAGCGAGACCGAGCGAAACGAAGTCCATGTAAGGAACGACTTGAGCTTGAACCATCTCCGAAAGAATTTCGGGGACGATTACATCAGCGATTCTTGTTGCCATATGCCTTTCTCCTTATATTTCCAGGCGTTAAACCTGTTCGTCAATATGTTTGTCGTGCATACGTTTGTATTCCTTTGGATGCTTAGTCCGAAACGCATCACGTTCCTTGGGCTTCAAGCCAAGCCAATCGTCGTAGCTTTTCACCGAGATTTTATCACCACCACCGCCACCTTTACCACCGGGCTGATTGTTCTTGCCTTTTTCTTTTTTTTCTTTCTTTTCGGTGACTTCAGTATTTTCAGCTTCCATTTTGGTGGTGACCTTTCCATATGCAAAATTGACTGCGGCTGTCGCTCCTTGGCGTTGAGCAATTTCAAGATACTGTCGGCCAATTAATTCGTCATCAGCAGCCATTTCCCAGAACATATCTCCAGCCTTATTGAACACTTCAACAGGAATTTTCTTGGTCTTGCGGAAGAATTCGGCGGCATCGGTTAATTCGTTTGCCATCGCTTCAGCAGATGTCGTAGAGTTTGCCGATTCGCTCTGGTTTTTTTCCCACTCCTGTTTCTTTGCTGCATTTTCATCGACCGCATCAAGGATTTTGGTTGCCTCACGTTGTTTCTGTGCGGCCTTAAAAAGATCACCTGATTCAGTCAACGTATTGGCTTCACCTTGAAGCCTTTCAATTTCCTGCTTAACGGCAGTCATATTGAGTTCGATGAATGGTTTTTCCCCGGCAGATTGATCTTTCTTAAACTGCTCGAAAGCAGTTTTAAGCTCCCGGTTTTCTCTGGCTAACTCAGTAATACGGTCGTCGCGGTTTTTCTGGTGTCCGCCCTTTTCAGAACCTTCACCGTCATCATCGCCACCAGCACCGTCATCATCGCCAGTACCACCATCGTCGTCGCCAGCATCATCGCCAGCATCACCTTTGCCACTATCCTGATCCGCACCAGAATCTTCATCGCCTTCGGCGGCAGTGCCATCGGTTTCTTCGTCTTCAAGGATTTCCCCATCTTCGACCTCGAATTCGAATTCGTCGCCACCATGATCCGCATCATGATTTTCGGGTACGGTCCCAGCTTCGGTTTTTGCCATAATTTTTCTCCCAATCACCACCGGATAATTCCGGTTTATTTGCGTCGATTCATTATTCTTCTATACCAATTAGAAAATTTCCATTTTTTCTGTTTATCTTGTTCATTCATAACACACTCAATGATGTTTGGCAAGACAGTGTTCAAAATATATCTTAGAGCTGCTATATTTCTGGCTGTCTCAAAATCTCCTGCGAGGACAGCTTTGTCATATTCAAGCAGCTTTTTTTTCGAGAGGGTAGATAAGGCACGTACTATAAGTCCGGTTCCAGGATGTCGTAACCAATCCTTAACGACGATCTTTCGATCCTTGGTGTCTGTTTCTGGAAATGAGCCGGTTTTTACACCGAGTATATTCCATTTTCGTGCGCTCAATCGAATCCACCTTGTCCGCCTTGTTGGATACCACCACCGTCAGAAAGTCCTTCAGATGAGGTTTCATCGGCAGGTCCAGACGGAACCTTTGCGCCACTTATTCCGCTTCCACCACCCGGCCTTTGGTCTCCATCAGCTGAATTGAGCACTGAGGTAGTTACACTTTCTGAGGCAATAATAAAGGCTTCAAGCACTTTCATTGTTACTGGGTGTAACTGCTCTGGATTTGAGAGTAATTGATTGAGAGAAACAAGATCGATGTTGAGATTGCCTTTCAGTTCTGGCCCAGGAGGTTGAGGGGGTACTGATGGAGTAAACGCATCAGGATCATATCCAGCCAGAGTATTAAGCTGACGAGCAATCAACCCCATGTCGGTGGGTACTCCATTACCTTGTCTCCACGCAGCTAAATTGACCAATGTGTTTGCTTTTGCTTCTCTTGGAGCCGTCCCGAGACCGGCGTTTATCTGAACGTCAAATTCAACATCAAGTTGGCGAATATCGATCTGTGGAGGACCGGATACACCACCTACTTGTGGAGTATTGAATGGGGTGGCTTCCCCGGTTTCCTGGTTTGGTTGGCCGGTAACGCGGCTACCTGCGATTCTTAAAATAGTTTCATCTGTTTCATAGGCAATAATCATTTGCCCAAGGAGATATAAAAGCGGACTGAAAAATGTTTCATTTCGAACGATTAACTGAACAGAGAGTTTTTCGTTCTGGCTTCCCAATGCTAATTGTACGGCACCAAGGGTTTTTCCTGTTCCGCGAGGAACAAGGTGTTTGCTGCCTGAACCAACAGGAACAACTTGTGCCATTTCAGATTCAAGGGAATCAGCTACTCGCATTGAATCTAAAATGCCTTCTTTTTGCTCAATCCTGTCATATTCGTCTCTATCTGCGTAAAACACTCTGGCGTTAAGCAGGTCATCAACCTCGATATCAGAATCATGATCAACTCGCCAACGCCCTTGGATATCTATTTTTGCTTTATCGGCAATATTGTTTTTCTGATTAATGAGTTCATCTTCAAGTGGGGCAATTGTCTCTGGCTCTCCACGACCAATCGACTCCCATAACTTCATCTTGTGAGTGCCTAGAACGGCTGGCAAACGATCAACACGACGACCGTTAAAAAACACGTCGTTGACGGAACGGCGACTTGAAACTACCACTTCACCTTCGAAGGTGAATTGACACATCCATTTACCACCAACCTCTTTATCAAAACAGATCCAGATTTCAGCTTGATCATTGTGCTCAAGACTGTCTGAGTCTTTATCTGGAACGGTAGTTTTGGAATCAACTCCCTCGGTGTGAACACGAACGTATCCTTGGGCCTGGGTTTTGTCGAATTTATCGAAAACTTCTTGATTCGCAAGATTCTCCATCTCAACCATTGAACGTTTTACTTTTACGATGCACATCGAACCAAGATTGATATTGAGTAACGGTGCCTTATAATCCCAGATCAGATCTTGTCCTGGTTTGAGAGGATCGATCCAGAAACTATCCGTTACGACAATCTCTTCATCAATTTCCATGATGTGAACTGGAGCACCGATAGATGCGAATTCAATGAATTGCTCTTCAGTGATTTCACGCATCGATTCAGGCGGTCCGCCTTCTTCACCAAAATGGAAAACCTCTTTTTTTTCAGTATAAGATTCTTTGTTCCACCAGACAAATGCCGCTTCAAGCCCATCTGCAAACGCTGCTGTAAGACTACTGACATGCCACGTTACAAACGGGAATGTGTTTTTCATTCGGTATTTGAGTATTTCGGTGAGCCATCGGGCGAGGAGTTCTTTTTCTGGATCTACTGAACCACCTCTTGACGTAAATGTTATTGAGTCAGGGTCGGCATGAAATTCCATGACGGCACGTTCTACTGCTGCATCTACCGTGGCGGTTGATTTAACGGAGGGTATTGCTGAAAGACCTCGTTTTTCTCGTTCCTCTTTATCTTTAACATCCATGCGATATCTGCGTCGATTATCGTCAAGTTTGCCTTTCAATCCACTCTCATACCAGGAATTAAACGAAGCTTCAAAATCTCGAAACTTTCCAAGCTTTTCTGCTTTTGTGTTTCTTCCGCTGCTATCTGCTGGTATTGACAATGTTTTCTCCAAGAGGAAGAGGAGCCGACACGAATGCCGGACTCCTCTTTGACGAGGGACGCAACCACGTCGGGGTACTGTATTAATAAAACAGATTATGTCTAAATGTCAAGGTTTATCTTCGATACACACCCTTCATATCGACTTTTCTTTTTTCCGTTTTATGCCGACCGCCACGGAATTTCCGGTCATCTCCAGCTTCAGTCATCATCAGGCAGTCGCTTTCATCCGGGGATTCCCAGTCCTGGCTGATTTTCATTTTCTTGATTTCTTTTTTCGAGCTTACAACAACCATGCCATTTTCTTCATGATATTTCATGCAACCTAATTGATCTATCAGATTCTGGTCAGGAGGAAGGGCGATCCTACCGTCTTCAAATCTGATCCGCAGTTTCCACCATAACTGATCACGGAGTTTTCTAAATCGTCTTCCTTCGAATTTTGGATTCTCTTCTTCTGTGGGGCGTTTACGAACGTCAACGGAATAAATCTTCCGGTATCTCAATTCCTTGAGTCTGTCATGGACACCACACCCGACACCGATATTGTCAATGAAACATCCGTATCGGCCTTCATGCTCGTCGAGAACTTCAGCAACGATATTGGTGAACACCATTGTATCTGAGCCGTTAAATCGCAGGATCTCGTCTGACACTATTGGGCCATGCCTCTTCAGGACAACGGCACTATCGCCCCCGGCAGCAGGATCAACACCAATCATCCAGGGATCATTTATATCTGCTTCCATCAGATTGTTTTCCCACCGTTCGACTGCCTCTTCAATTCGATCTTGAGGAATCAGGGTGTCGGCATCGGTCCTGGGTGGTAGACCACGAACTCGAATTCGATATGGAGTGGAATCGCGACCGTATTTTTTCAGGAGGGTTTTGTTTCTGTTTTCCAGGACGGGCAGAAGATCAGAAGTCTCACCGTCCCAATGTAGTGGCAGAAACGGAGAGTTCTTCTTCTGACTATCAACGGCATATCCCTTCGAGCGGGTGGGATTGAATATGACCAGAATGAGATTAATAACACCGGTCAATGTACCTTCGAGTGGTTTAAACACTCCGCTCTGGATACCGGACGCTTCGTCGGCCAAGATGAACATGTATTTCGCGTGTCGTCCACCGATACCTTCGGCTTGTTCTTCAACTGAATCTTTAACGTTAATTGTGACTGCCTCAAGAAAATGCGTTTCGCCGTCGTTCTTTTTTCCACCTACGATTTTTGCGAAGATCTTTTCAGACTGGCGAACAAACATTTCGTCAAGCAGCCCATTCCTTTTTTTTCCGTCTTCATTATGAGATGAGGATAGTGAAGCTGTCTTACCCATTTCAGACCAGAAGACGTTTTTCAATTGCTTTTTCGATGTGGCGGTTGCCATACATTTGCAGTCGCCTTGATCGTCACTGAAGACACTCAGAAACCACCACATCGCCAAGGCGCCGAAAAAATCTTTCCCTAAACCTTGACCGGACTGAATGGATATTCCGATGCGTGTTGCGTACCACGCTTCAGTCCACATTTCATCTTCGTCACCTTTGAGTTCTTCGCCCCTCCGTTTCTTCAGTTTTGCAGCGATGATTAGTCCCAGCTCGATAAAAGCTTTTTCCTGATCGGTAGTCAGGCCGGTTTTGGTAGGCGAGTCAACACCGGTAAGAGCCTTGAACTCTTTACGCAATGAATCACCGAAAAAATCGTCTACCCACTCTAGTGGTTGAGTCTGGTAGACGATATATCTTTCGGTTAATGCTTTAAGGGTTTTTTCTTCTTCGGAATTACTCATGGAACCATTCGTAAACATTGAAACATGGGCATTTTTTCGTCACGCCCGGAAGATCGTTGTGGCCAACTGTGGCGGTGATTGTTGGAAACTGCGATTCAAGTTCAATACAGAGGTAGTTCAGCATCTTCATCTGGCGAAAAGTGAAGTTGAATTCAGGATTTCCATCGATATCTCTTCCACCAACCAGACAAATACCAACACTCTCTGTGTTAAAACCAGCAGCATGAGCACCCACTTCGTCACACACATCACCATCGCCATCCAGATCCCGCCCGAGTTCCAAAGTACCGTCTCGGGGAATCACATAGGCGTATCCAATGGCGTCCCACCCCCGCTCTTCACGATGCCATCGGTCGATATCGCTGGCATGAATGTCCTGGCTGGGGTGGGTGTCGGAGCAATGGATGACAATCATTGTTTTAGTCAAAATAACCTCCAATGAGTGCTGGCAGGTGAACAGGATTCACAAAATCCCTCTTAACGTTGCCTGCGCGTATCCTCTTAACAGCACTCAACTGTGAATTACTCTTCCGTGTCGGGACTGCGGGTGGTACGAGTGCCAGCCAGATGATTCTTCCTTGCCGGGGTTATTTTCCCGGCAGGCTTCGGATCGACCGGAGGGGAAATATATTCATCCAGGTCGCCAGCCATACCAATCTCGTCCTGCTCTTCGGCGGACATGACGGAGGTGTCGGGGGCGGTCGGGGGAATATCGTCCATCTGTGTGATTCCCATACCGAAGGTCGTTTCGACGGTTTCGACTTCGGCGGCGATCATTTCGTGTTCATCAGAGACGACAGTACCAAAGGGAGCGTCAGATTCGGAAGCTGCTTTGTAGCCCGGTGCTTCATCGGCCAGGACAAGTGAACCTTTTGCATCGTGTGCGGCTTTGGCTTCAGCTATACAACTCTGATCTTGGCCAACTTTGTCTTCACGATGAACAACATCACCGTGGATATCGTCAGAGGCCATCACGACTTCATCTTCGCAAAGAACAACGTCAAAACCCAATCTCGCTCGTTTCTGTAAATCAGCCACCAGAGCAACCGACGCACTCAACCGCGATTCCAGATCGTCAACTTCAGCGGCCAGCTTACTAATTTCCAGGTCCTTCTGATCCTTATTCCGTAGCGGTGAGAGAATAACGCCCATCGGGTTGATAGCCAGTTCGCAAGTCAGATGACCGCCCCCGACAATCAGAAATCGGGCGGTGCGCTCCAGGCAGCGAGAATCGAAACGAATACTGTTTCCGTTGGCCAGTCCCTTCATCAGTTCAGCGATGCTCATGTCTTTTGTTACGTTACTCATTTGCGTCTCCTCTGGTTTGTTAGAAATTGTGTCATTTCTTCTGGTTTAATGGGGGTGAGAAGAAAAATATGTTTACAATGTTCACACTGAGAGGATCTAAAAAAATCGTTCTCAGGTAGTTTAGTGAGTTTGTGTCGTGTCTCACAACAAACAGGACACCAACCCCTTTCAACTAATCCCTGTTCGTGGTCTGTCATGACGGGAAATTTAAAACCAAAAAACATACTGTTTGCGTCCATCTCGTCTCCTTTCGTCTTTAGATATTGAGTTTACTTTAATTTTTGGGAAAGTCAAGAGTCATCAGTCAAGAGTCATCAGTCAAGGGTCATCATATACCCAAGCATCATCTTCCTCTGCATCAAAAAATCCGTCACGCCAATTGTCCCATTGCGCGTCGGCATCGTCGTAGGGATTCATCTCTGAATCGTCACCTCGGTCGTAAGCCTCTCGTCCTTTGTCGTATGCAGTCATTTATTTTCCCTTTGGGACTACAGCGTCTATTACGGCATCAATACCTCCGCGTGAATAGACCTTACGAAGATAAGTTCTTCTCGCTGAATCTCTCCGTTTATATTTGGCTTCAAGTTCAGCACCCCAACATCTTTTTTTGAAATGCTTAAAATCTTTTATAAGATCTCCATTAAAAGCATCTCCAAACCAAAACTGACCTCTAGCCAATCTCACATATCGATGACAGAGTTTACATGTCCCAACCCATCTCGGACCACTAAAACCACAATGTTGCTCACGACGCCAAATAAGAGTATGTTTACTTAATCCTTTTTCGGTTTCGGCTTTTAATTGAGGAATTGTTTTTCTTTTACGAGAAACTATATCCATTTTACTCTCCCATACCCTGTATGGTCACTTTTAAAACTACAGAATCTAAACATAGGTACGATATAGATATATGCAGGTCGTAAGACGCCTCACCCCAAAGACCCCGGGGGGGGTGTCTCATTGTGTCATTCTTCCAGTTCTGGGCAAAAAAAGAAGGTGTTGTGCCTCATAAGCTATTAATATTACTCATCTTTATCCTCTATAGCTTGCCGCTTAATAGGCGGCAAGTCGTCATCGTCTTCCTTAATTAACACCGCATCCTCAACGCCAAGCATATACCCTGTGGCCCTTGCCATCGCCCTGGCTAACAGGTCTAGCGTGCTCCCTTCGGCGTCATGGCCACGCTCAAGGCGTTCTTTATCGTAGAATATACCGAAGATTGTCGCGCAGTCTCGGGGGCTCGCGTTTTTTAGCTTGTCGGAGGTAATCCCACTTAGTGCCGTCTGCTGCATACTGGCCAGCATGTCTGCTCTGTGCGTCTTGAACTCTTTCAGTCCGGGTATAATACCGGTCCATGTCGTGCTGTTGCGTGTGCAATGGGCCTTTAGATTAGTAGTCGTGCAACCGAAGAGGACCGATGCCTGCTCAAGTGTTAAATCAGGCTTAGCTATCTTGGCGAACTTGATCATCTCAAAAGTAAGACCCTTGTTGGAGGTAATGCTGACGTTATTGGTTGTCGGTTCTTCCGGTGTGATTTCGTCGGCTGGTTCAGTTGGTGAGTCGTTGAGAGGTAAGAAGTCGTTTGCGTCCATAGTTGAAGTTTTAGCAGATTATGAGTGAGATGTCAACCAAACTAGGTGTGTATTCTAATCCTACAAAAAGCACAAGCGTATTCCTCAGTGATAACGTGCAGTTAAGCCATAAACGCACAAGCAAACACAAGCAAACACAAGCGTTTGTGCTTTGAAATAGTCCGAAAAGCTCAATGATTTCAATGTCCTACACTACCCTATATATATAAAACACAAATAAACACATACACACACCCCTATACGCGCGCGCACGTGCGTACGCATGCGTACAAGGGGGCTCTGTTTTGGCTGTGTTTCTGTGCTTTCTGTGTCGGCTGGCCTGATTGTGTAATGATATTATATAGTTAAGTAGGCACAAAAAAGCACAAACGCTTGTGCGCGGCTGTGTTTCGTTGTGCAAGTGCTTGATATTGTTGGGTATTATCCGTTGTATGGTGTCAGATAATGAGAAAAGACGGTGTACTGTGTATGGCGTTGTAATTGAGCGCACAAAGAAATGTGCTCTAGTTTGCTTAGTGATTCCACGTGGTTACAAAGAAAACGCACAAGATAATAATAAACGTCGATTATCGGTTGACACCGTACACCGTAGGGTGTAGGGTTGACACAGAAGAAAAAGAAAGAAACTGAAACACCATACATAGTAGGGATCAAAACCGTACTCAGTGGGGACGCTATGAGAGACTACGAAGTGAAAATAATTAATAAAGACGGAAATGTTCTGACTAGCTTTGAACATTACACTCTCAAAGAAGCAAAAAATTCAGCTAAAGATAAACTATTTGACCGTGAGTTGTATCTAGCTGGGATGGTGAGAACCGAAGTTTGGTTGAATGAAAACAGTTTGGTTGTTTATTGTAGAAAGTGAGTTTATCATGAGACACAACACCTACAATAAAGCGTCAATCATCACCGCACATGGCGCGGCCTGCACCGTCTGTGACGACGTTTTGAGTCGCGGCACCGTGGCATATATCAACGGCTGGCGGGTTATCTGTTCCCGGTATTGCATGGCTAAGCAGGTGATGCGGGACAACTGCCAACGGAACGAAACCGCCATAATGCAGCGGCGTTGGGTGCGGATTTTGCGGAAGAAAAGGGGGAGAGTATGAGAGAATTCACTCGCGATCAATTAATTTTTGTGGTTGACTCTATGCTGATTGGTGCCTTAGATCAGTGTGAAGGGGAAGACGGTGAGTTTGGCCCCTACACTAACGGTGCCATTGAAAGTGCAGGAATGGCTATTGCTACACTTTACGTGCAATTGACCGGAGATTCCGACGGCCTTGGAATTCACGACGCCTTAGCTTGGGCTGGTAATTTTTACGAGGCTGTGCATTCAGGAAATCCCGTGGTTACTAGCAAACATGCAGAGCGATTTATTGACGGCCTTTTTTTTGATTATTTGCGAGGCTAACCCATGACTGACAAACGCTACTACAACACCGCCCTTGACTGTATCCGCGACCGCTTCAAAAATGAGCGGTTCACACATTTCGCCGTCATGGCGTGGGCGGTAAATCGTGAACAGGTCCATCAGTGGGCGGAAGAATTTCAAGACCTTAAACTATGTGGGTTTATTATTGTTACTCCACATATTGTCACTGATAACACTAACGGAAACGGGCCGGTTATTGGTTGTAGTTACAAACTGGCAGAGACAGAAAAGGGTGAGTCATGAAGGATTGTAGAATTTATGTTGTATTGATTATCGCGGCAATGTGGGCAACAATTGGGTTTATGTCTACTTGTCCCGGTGTCCCATCTCAAATGTCTGGCATTATTGCAATGATAGCAATGTTACCCACTACTGTTGCAATAGGTGTTTGTGTTTAATTATTGACTGAAAGGCTTTATTATGAACGAATCCCGAGTAACAAAAATCCTCCGCATTATCAACCAACTGGAAGAAGAAACGAAACACCGCGACAACTTCGGCAAGTTCCTGATGCGGAAAACCGACGATTTTTTGGATGATCTGGAAATCTTCTTGAATCAATGCCGAAAAGCGAGGCGGTGAATCATGGCCGGATATTTAAGCAAGTTTGAAGGCTTTGAAGTCAAGCCGGTTCGTTTTATATCGGAGAATGTTGTTGAGGAATGCGAACCAAGTGAGGCGGAAACGTGGGTTATTTACGGTCGCGGCTCAGAAAAACAGTTAGAGGTTGTTTGTGATTGTGAAACAGAGAACAAAGCCAACGCCGTTAGAATCGCGATAGAAGCGTATGTCCGTTTCCAGGTTCGGGCATGATTGGCGCACCGCCCGACATAATCACCGCGATTCTAACCCCTCAGATCATCATGGTTATAATCATGTTTCTAATCTGGGTGGCTCTCTTCCCGGTCGCAATTGCTCAAATGCTACTGTTTAAGAACAGGGGCGAAAGGCTAGGCTCATGCGTACTATACCTGTTTCTGGTGCTGCCGGTCATAACGTGGTTACTGGTGAAATAATGGAGTGTTGCGTGCATTGCGGATACCGAAAACCGGTGATCCTGGCACGGTGTCCTCGCTGCAAGGGCGATTGCTGAAAGGTGAAACAATGAGACGCTACGGAAACAAACAGGTAACCGACGAGCAATTCGAGCAGTTATTGATTGCTCTGCCGATCTTGGAAGAAATGCTTGACAGATATCAGCGGGGTGATTTTTTGCAGGTTGGTGGGGTGTTTTGTCCCCTCTGTCGGGAGTTTGAAAGACATATAGATCGTGAGCAAAACTGTGATAATTGTCCTTGGTTTATTCTCTTTAAATGGCGAGGAAAAAGCCCGTGTAAATGTGAGCATTGGTCCCGGTCTCATGGTACAAATATTTACAGTTTAAGCCACAAAAGTTTTACCCTTCTCCGTCGTCTTCGCATCGCCATGTTAAAACGCTGGATAACTTGGATAAAAAAAGAAAGGGGTTAACCATGCCACAAGAATCCAAAGGCAACATGAATAAAGCAGCGGCGAGACGATCCGCCAAACGCTCACCCGGTAAAACCGAGCGGAAGACGTGGACCACGATCCACAACAAAGAACGCCGACTGAAGCGGCACATTGACCGGCACCCCGGCGACAAGTGCGCGGGGCTGGCAATCAAGAACCTGTAAGGAGGACACATGCAAAAGCCCGTATTCAATCCTGAACATCTCGCCAATGCAGCTCTTCGCGCTTCTCGTCAGTTTTTGGCCAAAGCCCACGAGTTGAACTCCGTCAAAGGTGCCGCCAAGACCGGCAAGAAAAGCGGTAACAAGTACAGCCCACACCAAGGCGAAAGTGAAAAGGCCCGTCGTCGTCGGCAGATTGCTAAAGGAATGCTGAAAGTCGGTTAACCGCTGGCCGGTGTCGCCTCTGGGCGGCACTAACGAGCGACTAACCATAGGAGAGTAAAGGTATGAAATTAACATTCAAGTATCACGATATATTTAATCTAGCCATGAATAAGGGCGCAGAAACCGAGGCCATGAACCTGAATCCATCCCGCGCTTTCAATCTCGTTCAGCATTATCAAACCGTATTTGAGATTGCAACGTTTCTGGAGGGCTTTAACCTTGGTCGTCAATATGTGTATTTCTGGCGCGAAGGTAAGAGCCTGTTAAATATGGCTATAAATGCCGGTGACATTGAGCCGGTAGATTTTAGCCCGGTATATCATGATGATAATACAGTGACTTTTGAGAAGATCGAGAAATAGCCCACAGCGCAAAACACAGGGCGTCAACCAATATCGAAAGGGGTAGATCATGACCACATCAACCGAACTCCACGAAAAAACTCTTCAATCCATCCCGTCAGACTTCCCATTTCCTTTGTCTCCTGATGATCTCAGTTACGATCTGGCGACAAGGGCTCACAGTGGGACGAGTTTTTCACCAGAATTACGAGGGCGACAAGAACAAGCCGGATATATTGGCGATATGGTCGGACTCTGGGAAAATCTAAAAGAAAAAGCAGATACACCGGAAAAACTGACGACACTATCGACGGCTCTTGAGACTTACCGTGAAGGCTACCTAAAAAAAGATTCTGCCCATTTACAAGCAAAATCACGCTGCCTTTCTACTATGATCACCGGTCCATCTGGGTTCAATGTT